TTAAAAAAGTTAAGGAATGTATATCCGTTTGCAGTTTCTTTTACGTGTACTTTGTTAGTGTTTGTCATTGTTTGTGTGTTTAGATTGTAAAGGTAATCCACTATGTAATACAATGTACATTTATTTTGAGATATTTTTTATTGTAATACTGCATAGGGTGCAAAGTAGTTAGTATTTTTGCATTGATACCTGAGCGATAGAACAGATGCAATGTGAGTGTCAATACATTGCCAGTCTGACCAACTGATTACAATTTGACAAAATAAAAGTACCTGTAAGTTTAGCACCAAATGATTTAAAATCGGGGCGCAAAAATACCAGTTCGCAAAGGGGCTCTGGGGTTCGGTTGGTGCAGAATACTATTTTACATACCTTTACACAAATTATAATGTTATGGCTGCTGAAATAACAGACGAAATATTTACTTTAATATGTGACGAAACAGCAAACACATCTAAAGGAGTACAATTAATATTAAAGGACTTTGATATTTCAGTTGGTACATTTTGGAGATTTAAAGAGAGTTCGCAAGAGAGAATGGAACAATACACGCGCGCGAAACAACTACAATTAATGGTACTTGCTGGTGAGATACTTACAATATCAGACGATAAAAGCGGTGATGTATTAGACGGTGATTTGGGTAAGACTGGTAATAGTGCTGCGGTTAATCGTGCTAAGTTGCAAACTGATTCACGTAAATGGTTACTCTCTAAACTTGCACCTAAAGAGTACGGTGATAAAATACAGGTTGAAGCAGATGTGACCACCAGCGTTAAAAACGTATCATTTGAGTAATTTCACCAAACAATATAAATTCAGCCCTAAAGGTTTTAATCCTTTGTTTTGGCACTTAATGCCATTGCTAAGGGATAAGAACATAAGGTACATATTTATAGAGGGTGGTAGTAGTGCTGCTAAGACATACACTATATGCCAATCATTACTCATTGATGGCTTTGTAAATGAATATTCATCAATGGTATTCAGAAAACAGTTAGTTGATGTTAATGATAGTGTATATGCTGCATTTAAGATGGCTAGTTATGGCATGGAGTTCGATTACTACGAAATGCAACAACATCTATTTAAAGGCAAAGATGATAAAAGTAACATTCGTTTTCGTGGCTTAGATGATGAGGAAAACATCAAAGGTATTGAGCGATTTAATGTAGTGTACTTTAATGAGTTCAATCAGTTTGAGGAACATTTATTTGAGCAAGCTAAACTACGTTTAAGAGGTAGACAAAACCAAAAGTTTATATGTGATTGGAATCCGATTAGTGCAAAGCTATGGCAGTATGAAAATTTAATTGATGTACAGGAATGGCAAGATTTACCGCTACATATTGAAGGTAGGGAATATAGCCAATTAAACGAAGATTACTCATTTAAGCGTATCAATGCCAAAGGTGATAGTGTGTGGATTAAACTTACCTACAGGGACAACTATTGGGTTGTAGGTAGACCTAATGGCGGTGGTAACATAGACACACACGCACTAGAAAACTTTGAGGATTTACGGATAAAGAAACCTAACCTATATAGGATATATGCTAATGGTGAGCGTGGTATTATTCGCACTGGTGGTGAGTTTTGGAAACAGTTTAGCGAGGATAAGCACGTACACCCAATAGAGATAGACTCCGATAAAACAATACACATATCATGTGACCAAAATGTAAGCCCTTACGTTACTTTGTCTTTATGGCAAATAGACGGCAAACACATTAAACAAGTACACGAGATACCATGTAAAGAACCCGATAACAACGCACCTAAGTCTGCTATGCGATTAGCTAAGTACCTTGTATCAATCGGCTATGAAGATGTATTGTATATTTATGGTGACCCATCAGGTAACAACAGAAGTGTAGTAGATGCTAATAGTGCAAGTTATTTCGATAAGTTTATTAATGTACTTAAAGGCATGGGATTTGTCATAGTGAACAGAGTTCAAAAAGCGCACCCATCAGTAAGTATGTCGGCAGCATTTATAAATGAGATATACGAAAATGAGCATAACGGATATAGGATAAGTATATCAGATACCTGCGGTGTAAGTATTGATGACTACCTTACGACTAAAGAGGCGCAAGACGGTACAATGTTAAAGACAAAGGTAAAAGATAAGCTAACAGGGCAAAGTTATGAGCCTGTAGGTCACTTTTCAGATACAAAGCGATATTTTATCACAACAGTACTTAAAGATGAGTTTAAGAAGTTTTCAGCTAAAAAGCATAATCTTTGGATTAGTTAATAAATATTATATTTGCACTCATGAGTAGTTACGATTTAAAAGAAATAGGTAGCATTATAGTTAGACCACGTAATAAGGCTAACCTTGATTGGGCTAAAGAGGTCAACAGGCAGTTAATGATGCACGTTACTGGTGAAGGTATGGGGGCTGCATTAAAGACGCTAGAACCGTTTGAGAATGACGATATAGCAGCTACTAGACGCAGATATGCGGTATCAACTAAAGACCTATTCAAGCGACTATTAAGAGAGGAAGGTCAAGTATTTACTACTAAAGGTGGCAGTATATCATATACTAATAGTAAGCGTAAAGAGAAGGTTATAATTGATGCCATGTCTAATTATGGCGATGGTATAGGATTGAGAAAATGGGTTGAAACATATGCAAAGCCAGCATTTGATACTGACCCGATGGGATTGATATTTATGGAACACAATGACGGTGAGCCATACCCAACATACAAACGTGTTACATCTATACATGACTACATATCAGAAGGTAGGGAGTTAGAATATGTTTGTTTCTATATTCCAGCAAGCGAAATAAAGCAATATGGCATTAATAATAAAGGCAATGAAGGTTGTAAGTATTACAGGTTTGTAGATGAGGAGTATGATAGGATTGTATATGTGCAAAATGATGTAGCTATACTTGCTCCAATGAATGAGGGGTATAGTGCCGAGTTGCCTAATATGTGGGATGACGTGCCAGCTATCATAATATCTGACATGGTGCAATACTATGACACAGGTAGGTATGAAAGTAGAATACAGGTGTTATCGGAATTGGGCGATTGTTTCCTACGTGATAGGTCAATACGTGATTTACAAAAGTTATATCATGGATTTGCTAAAGCAGTTGAGCCACTATTAAGATGTTCAACGTGTGAAGGTGAGGGGTTGTTACAAGGTATGCCATGTCCCGATTGTTCACAGGCAGGTCATGATAAAGGTAGCGGATATAAAACACGTACAAGAATATCCGATGTATCTCGTTTCCCGATTGAGATACTTAATGAGGCTGGTGGGTTTGACTTTAGAAAGTTGTTTGGATATGTTACCCCTGATATAGCATCATGGCAGCAACAGAATAGCGACCTATCAGCATTGGAACAACTGATGTATATTACCCATTACGGCACAATGAGTAATGCAACGGTGCAAGGATACAACGGCACACAAAGTACCACAGAAACAGCTACTAAGACGCTTATGGATACATTGCCTAAGCAGATGGTGTTAAATAATCTTGCAGATTGGGCGGAAGGTATTGAAACGTGGATAGCTAATAAAGATGCCGAGTATAGATTTGATGAAAGCGAACCAAGTGTATATATTACGTATGGTAGGGATTATATATTAAATACACCTGAGCAGATACTTGAAGTGTACCACGCTATGAAAAAGAACGGTGACCCAGTATCTACACTTAATGAAATGATGGTAAAATACATTAAGTCACTATACAAAGGTAGCCCACAAAAACAGGCAGTTGAGTTAAAGAAATACAATGTTGAGCCGTTCCCACACATGGGAATTAAAGAGGTTGAAGCAAGTATTTATGTTAGTGACTTAGACAAAAAACGTGCAAGATACTATGTTGAATGGGCTAAGACTATAAGCTATGAGCAATGGTATTCATCAAGTGAGGCAGAACTCGGAAACCTATTAACGGAATATGTAAATAATATCGTACTTTTACAAACACAAAATACATAAACAATATGAGCAGAAAATCTAAAACGTTCACAGACGAACAACCAAAGCTAACAAAAATTAATCTATCGGCTATGTACACTAAGCCCGATGAGATAGAAGGACAACCACACACTAAGTTTGATTATTCAAATCTTACAGGTGAGGATTTTATGGAGTATAACGAAATACTACAAGGCGATGTAAAGCAGCATGTTGCTAATGGTGTATCGTTGAGAGTAGGTAATGGGTTACTAAATGTAAACAAAGATTATTACTTTGATTTGTACATGGTATCTCCACTGTATCAGGCAATAGACCCTACCAATCCTACACCCACTAAAATAGTATCGGGATTTGTAATGAAAGACGGTAAGGCGGTAAGAAAAGGTATGAAGATGAAATTAAGCACTGCATTATTACTTAATGCCAATTTACCAGCAGGTACTAATCAAATACCAGTTGAGTACTTTTTGCTATCACAAAACAAAGAAATAAAATAACACAACATGATACCACAGAAACAAATAGAACAATTAAAAAGTATAGGTATTGATTTAGCTGCATTAGTAGCAGCACATGCAGATGCCAACGAAGTAACAGTAACCTTGCCTGAAGGTCAATTTTTAACCGACACACAAATAACAGAACTATATGCGTCAAAGACCAAAGAGGGCGAAGGTAAAGCGTTTGAAATCGCAAAGAAGGAATTGGCAAAGGTTGGATTGCCATTTACAGCCGAAAGATGGGGCGATGTTGCCAACGAAATAAAGTCACAGATTAACGCTACCAATGATGACAAGATAAAGTCATTAATGGAGCAAAACACGTTACTTAGCCAAGATGTAAGCAAGTTCAAAACAGATGCAGAAACGGAGCGCAATAACCGCAAAGCATTTGAATTTGAAACAAAGATAGTTACATCTATCCCTAAGCCTGAAAATGGATTAACACAAAAAGAGGTATTAGAAATAGCTAAGATAAGAGGGTATTCGCCTAAAGAATTGGAAAGCGGTGAGATAGTATGGGAGAAAGACGGTCAAACAATTAAAGACAAAGTAACCCATGCACCACTAACCAACGATAAAGGGATATTTGAAGTGGTAGCGCAGCTAGGGTTTGCACCGTCAGTAACCAATCCACCAGCAGGCAGAGGTATCACTCAAGGCAAAACAGATAAAAGTATTAAAAGTTTAAGTGAAGCTAAAACAAAGTTTAAGGAAATGCACCCTGATAAGAACGTAATGGGTACAGAGTTCCAAGCGTTTGTATCTGAAACGGCAAAGGCAGACCCTTCATTTGATTTTGGTAGTTAAGTTCACAATTTAAATATGCGACATGGCAAAAGGTAAAAAGAAAGGTAAAATGTGCTAATTGCACCAGCCACTACTTAACTGTAGTGGCTTTTTTTATTCCATTTTATAGAATTATTCCACAATTTGGAAAATAAATTTGGCAATATGATATAATGTTGCGTATTTTTACAAAGTTATACAGGGTATGGCAAATGAGTGGGAACTCATAAGAACTGATAAGGCTGTTAATTGCAAGGGATTTGACAATTAAGTACGCTAAAGAAATTCAAACATCTTTTATTTACTAACGTTTAAAATCTACTAACAATGTCAGATTACGCAGCATCGGTACTCTATACCGCACAAGCACAAATAGCAGCTAGACGCAACCTATTTGAGCAACGTAGGCAAATGCCTAAAGTCCTAAGAATGGGCTTAAATAACTCAGAATATTCTATACCTACAGTATCAGAATTGAGAACATCTCCACTACGCCAAGTTGATGTAGTGTATTTTAAATCAGTACCTAACGGAACTGCAACAGTTAAAGCCTACAACCACACAGGTACATACGGTGATACTGGTAAGGTAAACGTTACCTACTATCAGATAGTGGAAACAATAGGTATGCCATTGAAACTAGGTGCAAACAACCTATTAAGCAATGCTACATTGTTTGCTAACTTGTATGAGCAAAAGTGGAAAAACATTATAGACCGTCACGAAGATATCGCACTTGCACGTGCTGTAGCTTTCCGTAATCAACTAGACGCAACTACAATGGATGCCCGTCTTGCTGCTGCTGGTTTGACATGGGATGACACTAACAAGGGTATCGCAATATCTAGCGATGATACTAACTTGTTTATCGCTAAGTCTAAGTCTGCAATGGAGTCTATGTTCCTTAGCTATGCAGATGGATATGATGTAATAACAGACCTACAATCATCTGTAACGTTTGAAAACTACATGAATCAGGGTTCAGGTAACTTTTCAAATACTCAATGGCAGTTTTCTGATTGCAACTTCTACAAGACGCAAAAACAAATCAGTACAGCATACGGCAAAGGTTCTACCTTGTTTATGCCACGTGGTGCGTTCGGTGCGTTCACATGGAATGAGCAATTAAACCGTCAAGGGTTGAATGATGACATGGGTGGTTCTATCGGTACTTTGGGTACACAAACAGACCCATTTGGATTAGGTATCACAGCCGATGTATCTACTTATTTCCAGCGTGCATCTACAGTAGCAGATACTACAGGTGGTTCGCCACAGGATTTTATCCTACAAATGGAAATGACTGTTACTATAGGTTATGTAACAGACCCAAGTTCAACAACTGATGACAGTCCTATTATATTGATAGGTCAAAACGCTGCAATAGCTTAATCTTATAACGTAACAAATAAAACATAAACAGAAATGAAAAGAATAATCATGTTTCTATTTGCTGCATTGATAGCATTTAGCACAGAAGCGCAAACAGGTTACACCTCAACTACTATGAAGTTGACAACGCCAAGCGGTACTCTAAAAACTAGAGATACCCTAACTAATGGCGATACGGGCGTAGCGTTTATATGGGTTGGTACAGGGTTCGAAAAGTCATTTGAAATGTTGACTACTACTTTAACAGGTACGGTAGCAACAACGTCAAATATACTTTACGGATACAACAACAACGGCATACCATTGACAGCGGCACAGGCGGCAGCATTGGCGGTAAGCGGTGGCGCAAAGGCAATAACAGGTAATACTACCTATTGTGCAGGGTGCGTAGGTGCATCGAGTACAACAGTGCCGGGCGCATCGTTAAAGTATGTTTGGCAGCTACCTAATAACGTTGGTTCATTGTTCGATAACTATTTTATTCGTACAATCCAAACAGGTACAGCTACGGCTACTTATACAGCTAAAATACTTACGCAAAAGCCATAAAGAAACGGTATGCCATTAAATCCAATAGTAGGCTCAAATATTGTAAGTGTGGGATTTAAAACCACACTTACAATTAATGAAACTGGTGGTACTTGGAGTAGTTCAAATACATCAGTAGCAACTGTAACCAATAGCGGTATAGTTGCTGGTGTGACTATTGGTAGCGTGACTATCACTTATACTTTAGGTGTGGAAACATCTACTTTAAGTCTATCAGTTAACCCCGTAAGGTTGACTAATGGCTTTAACTTAGATAGGATTTTCCCAGCATTTAGGGAGCGTATCGGATGGCATGAGCCTTACAATGGAATACCCGAATTGACTGCAACTAATCTTAAGTCGGTATCAGGCAGATACTATGATAGGGGATTTCATAAGGCGGTAACTGTTAGCAATTTGTACCACGTACAAGAGGCTGAAACAATAACAGATGCACAGTTTAATGAGTTCCTAATCGAAGAGGATGACGCATGTACGATAAGGGTTTTGCAAGGTGTGTTTAATAAGCCAACGTTCATTGAGCATAAGCCCAACTATACAAGGTACGGCAATATAACCCCATTTAACATTCCTAATCAGAATATGTGGTGTGGGTATAGGCTTACGATTGGTAGCGGTGACTATGCGGCTGTATTGAATAGCATATCGCTTTACTTTACCGATGTTGCAACATTCAATATTTATCTATTTAACGATGTACTGTTATCGCCTGTATATACTATGCAAGTAACAACAGTGGCAAACAATCAGACCAGAATACAGTTAGATTGGTTGATGAATTATGTTGATAGTAGCGATAACGGTGGCAATACAAGCGGTAATATTGGTGGGGTGTGGTACTTAGCTTACAATCAAAATGAAGTGGCAGCAAGTAACCCTAATTGCCAAGCTATAGATGAGCAGTTGAACGTATGGACTAGGGGTAAGGTTATGGGTGCATTCCCATTCCAAGCGGCACAAGATGGAACGTTTACATACAACCGTACTAACCTATCTGTAAACTTTAGAAGTTACGGCATAAACATAGAGTATTCATGTTACAGGGATTACACCCAAGTAGCTATACAGAATGCCCAAATGTTTGATGAGGCTAGAGGGTTAATGATGGCGGTTAATCAATGTGAAGCGATACTGAATAGCACAAGGGCGAACGGTGAAACAAGGCAGCTAAATGTAAACTTAGACGGTTTAAAGTTAGACATTGACTTAGCTTTCCCTACTAAAGAACACCCATATTCAACAGGGCTTAAAGGTAGATTAGCAAAAGAAATGAAAATGCTAACAGAGGCTTTTACACCAAAAGCAGTAGCGACATCAGTACCGATTACAGGCAATAGAATAGTTGATGTATGGGCTAATTACTATCAAGGCTTTGACATTCGTGCATTACCACCAAGAAACTGGACAACATGATAAACTTAGTACCACAACCTAACGGAATAGACTACCCATTAAGCAATCTTATGATTACGCTTTATGAAAGTCTTTATGTTATGTGGGGCGAAAGTGGCATGACGGCTGACAACTTTGAGGTGTATGGCAGATGTTACAGGAATAGTGATAAAGATGGTTTTATACCGCAGTGGTACAATTTAGGTAGGGATTATGCCATTGATATGTTCTTTGATGACAAAAAGGCGGCTGTTATTTGGTTTGGTTTGAATGACCCAATGGTTATAGACGGTGACAGATATACTTACAATATGAGTATGTATGTTATGGTTAATCTAAATAGGGTAAGACCTACTAACGGTAATCAGCGAATGGATGAGCGTGTAGTTCAAGACATAGCTAAATTGTTAGTACCTGCATGGAATGGCTTTAAAGTAACTTCTATTGTACGTGACATTGATAATGTGCTAAGCAAGTATAGTGGGAGTAAAAAAAGACAATCTATAGTTGACAATAACCACCAGCCAAAATGTTGTTTTAGGGTAGACATGACTAATTCATTTGCCATTAACCTTTATGATTGCGCTAATAGTATACCAAGACCTCAATATTTTTACGCTATGACAGCCCCTATAACGTGTGTGTTTAAGACAGTGCCAAATACAGCACTTACACAAACCCTTTGGAACGGTATAAAAATACAGGTTGAATATCCTACAGGTAGTAGTGTAACAGTGCCACATTTGGTAGGTAGAGATGTGTTTCCCGACCAACTGTATAACTGGACACCACAATCATTGCCTTATGATGCAAGTACAGGTACATTTACATTCGGATTTCAAGACGGTGATATATTACGAATACAGTACAATGAAAATCAATAATTAACTAACAATTTAAATTTAATAACAATGAGTGTAATCAATTTAGCAAACTGCAATAGTTCAACAAACATAGGACTATCAGAATGCGTAAGCAACAGAGGTATATTCCGTTGGGCTGTAGCAGTGCCAAAAGGAACAAGTATAACAGCCGCAACAGCGTCAAGTAACAGCGCATTTAACACCGCTATTACGGCACTGTTTACCGCTGATAGTAGAGCAACAAGGGCGTATCTATTGCCATCATTTACAGCCGTTACAGACAATACAGGCGATGCGGTAACAGAGGCACAAGGTAACTTTGACTTCGTTGTAGCGTCTAAGCCTTACAACTGGTCATATCGTATGAATACAGATGATTGCACATACAAAAATGTGTATAATCTGCTACGTTTAAAGCAGTCACAATTTGACATCATATTTGTTGATGACAATGGTAATGTGTATGGTACATTGGTGAATGGTACTGACTTTGGTGGTATTCCAATGGCACAGATATTCACACCTGACCCAACGCAGAAAACAGACAGTGCTAACCCGATGTACATGATTAACTTCTTGTTGCAAAACAATCAAGATGTAATCGTTAATAGTGCGGTGGTATCGTCTAATTTCAGACCAAACCCAGCAACAATGGGCTTGTTAGATGTGGTACTTGTAGAGGGTACAGTAGGCACTACATCAGCTACAGTATTGTATGTTAAAGGTACATTCGCATGTGGTGGTGGTAATATCGGTGATTCTTATGGTGCAACGCTTAACGCTGGGGCTGCATGGAGTGTAGTACCTGCCGCTGGGGGTTCTGCTATCGTTCCATCGGGTGTTACTTACAACTCTACTACAGGTGAATACGCTTTGACTATTGCAAGTACCCCAGCTACAGCGTTGATAGTGGGATTGGCTGTACCGTCTGTATTGACTGTATCACCTTACTTTGTATTTGCAATCACAGAAACAGCTAACAAGGCAACAATTACAACTCCGTAATCTATGAGCGATACAATAAGCATTGAAGGTTTTGGTTGGACTAAATCAGTCCACCAAACCTTTACCGAAAAGCAATTTGTTGATATGTATAGTGGTGAGGGTTATACCCACATTTACCCATACATGACCAAAGAGCAAAAGAAAGCTGCACTTAAACTCGCATACAAGGCATGTGTGCCAACACCGATTAAAGCCCCTAAAAGGGAAGTATTCGGTACAGACGAGGAGTAGCAGCAATTTATTTAGTAATCAATAACCCCAATGATGTAATATTGTTGGGGTTATTTGTATATTTGTAAACTAAACACATAAACATGGAACTTACAGAACTAGAAAATAAACACGCATTTAGTGCGCAATTTATGGTTAATCTTTGGCTATATCCCATTGAACATAAGTATTCAATGGTAATGGATGAAGTCAAAAGCGCAAAAGAACATTATGTCAACTCAGATATTGAAGAAGAAAAGGCAATATTAACACTTAAATTACAATGGTTAAATGACGCACTTGTTACAATAGAAAAGGAACAAGAACGAAGGGCGTGTAATAGAAAATACAAACCATTGGATATACCAAATGTAATAGCTACACCAACAGAAAAGAAATTTACATCAGAGCAAGAAATTAAAGAAATGCTAGAAAAGGGATTAAGGGAACTTGAAAGCGTTTGTGATGCAGAAGTAAAAATAGCACCACCTACTGTGTTAGTTGATTATGAAAATGGAATAAGGTAATGGCTACATTCTCCGAGATGCTTAAAAGGTTTCAATCATTTGACCCAATAGCGGCAACGGGCGATGCTATGTTAGAGAATAAAGAGCAAATAATAGGCATTAACCAAGATGAATTGTATGAGCGAGGTGTAGGTAAGGATGGGCAGAAATTACCCCCTTATTCGCCACAATACGCCAAGAAAAAGCGCAATCCAGACATAGTAGACATATACCAAACTGGTAGGCTTTATTCACGCATGAATTTACGTGTAGAAGGTAACGAATACGAAATAAATAGCAGTGTTCCGTATAGTGTGTATGTGCAAGAGAAACGACCTACTATTTATGGATTGAATGAGTTAGGTAAAAAAGAAACATGGGTTATAATACAGCCCGAATTTGTATACTACCTTAAACAAGTAACACAAACAACATGAGTTGCCCTGAATGTATAAAAAATGATGCAGCCGAAAAAGCACAGAAACTTACTAATCTCTTACCTCGCTTTAGAAATGAAGCAGCTAATAAAGGGCTTACGGAATTTGCCGTTATTGAAACGGTTAATAAAAACCCGCAATACGGATGGAGAGAAATCGGACACGAAGACACAAACAGGCTTAAGGTCGAAGGGTACTATATTGTCTATTAGAGATTTACCACTAAAAACATTTATCAATGGAGTATGTTACGGTTCGGAGTTGCCAAACTTTGATGATTTGGTATGTGAGTATTACAGCATTCGAAATGACCCACACAGTAAGCAGTACGTACTTATAGTATCTGCAATGAAGGCTATGCAATTTAGAGCGCAAATAATAGATAATATTTGCCGTTGTATAGTAGTGTGCTATCATCAAGACTTAGCCCAAATTTTGAGAGATGAATACCCACAATTCGCATTTACGGAAGATAGTTATGTGCAAGATTTGGAGTATGTGCCGAGAATTGAGAATAACAACAAAATACAATTTGACAAGCTAAAAGCGCAGCTAGACAAGTTAATGGAAGGTAGCGAAAAAGAAGCTACACCCGAAAGTAAGTATAAGGGGTTTATTTCACGTATCTTTGACATAAATGAAAATGCAAAGTATCAATGTATTAGCTTAGATAGTAGCAGTACATACGATTTTGCTATTGCATTGGAACGGTTAGAAAAACATATTGAATATCTTGAAGCGCAAGCCCAAAAAAATAAACAGTAATGGCAGATTTAGTAAGTGAGATAATTAGTCAAGGGGCGTTAGACCAACTAGAGTTAGCTAATGCCCAACTAGAGTTAGCGGTTAAAAATGTTAACAATGTAGCAACAGCCGCAAAGGGTATTGTTATTGATTTTAAGGGGGCTGGGAATATTGGCGAGTTAAATGCAGCGATGGCAAAGCAAGCCGAAAATATACAAACCATTACAGAGGCTACAAAGAAATATGAGGCGGCAGTTGATAAAAAACAAAGGGCTATTGAAATAGCAGAACGTAATGAGTTATTAGGCATACAAAAGGTAATTGCAGAACGTGAAAAGGCGGCTAAACAAGCGGATTTAGATGCTGAAACAGTACGTAAAAATGCAGAACGTGAAGAAAAGGCACTTGCAAAACTAAACAACGCATACGAACAATTAAAAGTACAATATAAGAAAGCGGCAGATGAGGCTAAGAAATTAGGTGCTGAATTTGGGGTAACAGATGCAAGGGCTACAGCAGCAGCAGGTAGCGCAATGAAGCTATATAACAGCCTATTAGCGGTTGAAAAGTCAGTAGGTCAGGCACAAAGGCAAGTAGGGCAATATAATACAGCCGCAGTTGCAATGTCGCAGATACTACGTGAGATGCCAGCATTTACATATAGTGCCGCTACAGGTTTTTTAGCAATGTCTAATAACATACCAATATTGGTAGATGAAATAGCTAAACTAAAAACAGCAAATGACGCACTAAAGGCAAGTGGTGGTACTGCTATCCCGATATGGAAAACGTTAATGAGTTCCATTACTTCGCCAGTGGGACTTATTACCATTGCTACAACTGCTATAACTTTCCTTGCTGCTAAGACTGATATATTTAAGTCATCAGTTGATGAAGCTGGTAATTCCGTTAAAAGATTTGAAGAAAGCCTAAAGTCTTTAAATAAAAATATTCAAGACTTAGGAGTAAATATATCTACTGGTATAGAAAATGAAACGCAAAAAGCTAAATTATTGGTAGATGTTTACAATGATACTAATACAAATATTCATGGCAAAATAGCTGCATACAGGGAATTAAGTTCTATGTTTCCGAATGTATTAACTGCTATGTCAGAAGAAGAAAAGGCAAGTGGGAAACTTAGTAAAGCACATCAAAATCAAATAAAAATAATAAATGATGTAATTAAAGCTAAAGTTCACCTTGATGAAATAAGCAAAACAATTACAACTGCTACAGGAACAAAAGAAGATACTAAGAAGTTAATGGCAGACATGGAAAAAGAAATGTCTGAACAATCAAAAAGTGCAGTACAAAGAGCCATAAAAGCGCAAGGAGACAGATTAACGCATATAAATGTAGTTGACCCAGCGCAAGGGGTTGATGAAGAACAGGTAAATAAATATCTTGACTATAGAGACCAAGAAATGCATATAGAACGGCAGATTTCAAAACTAAAAGAAATACAGTACAAATATGCCGTAAAATATATGAATACTCAGGTTGAAACAGATAAAAAAGGGAAAGAAAAAAAAGTAAAAGACACTACAGCAAAATCAGAAAGCGATTTACTACGTACCGAATATGAACTAAATAAACAGCGCACCGAGCAAAATGCAGCAATGCTTAAAGAGATTGCAGACAATGAGAAAAACACACTTAATCAGCGACTAGATGCCTACATGGAATATCAGTCCGAGTTATTTCAGGCGGCAGTATTGGAACGTGATTATATTGTAAAGCAAGAACAAGCGAAACAAGCGGAGATACGTGAGAAACTAAAGACGGCTAAGGGTCAAGAGATTGAGAACCTTAATGACCAACTAATAGCGTCTAATCTACGTATCACAATGGCGGCAGAAAAAACCGCAGGTGAATTTATAGATATTGAAAAGAAACAAGCGGAAGGTAGGCTTGCAATCATAGAGAGTGCAAACGAAAAGTTTATAGATGCACAAAAAGACTTGTTTGTTAAGTTATCTACTAATGAAGAATTTTTATACTTAAATGAGATTGAATTACTTAAAGGTTCA